CCCCAGGATGGCCGGGCCAACGACCCCGACCGCCGCCAGCGGGCCATAGACGGGTTTAACGACCTACCCGCACGGAGGCGAGCCCAGGCCCTGTTTCGCGAGGCTCGGAACAACGGGACCATCCCGCAGAACGCGGCCTTTGGCGGCATCCACCGGCGGAACTGCCCCTGCGGCCGGCGGCACGGGGCCAACGGGGTGCGGTTTCTGAAGATGCCCGACAACCGACGCCTCTACCGCTGCGAGGCCTGCTACATCGCAGCCTACGCCCAAGCCGGGATGAACGTCATCCCGCCGCCTCCCCCCGAGTGGAGCATGAACGGGATTGCCCTGGCCGCACACAATGACCAGGACGTGTAATTACCCGCAACTCGGAAAATGAATGGGTAGAGGAATTAAGGCCTCCTCCCAAGACCTAAACAGGTCACACCACTACATTTTTACTTGAAAAGACAGGTAAGGCGTAGGTTTTGGGTAGATTTTTGACCATTTTCAGTTGTTCAAGCCCAAAAAAAATAATTTCAACCCCCCTCCCAAAAATTTGAATTTTTCTGGGAGAATTTTGGCCAAAAAGGGTCAAAATCTACCCATTCATTTTCCGAGATGCGGGTAATTACTCCCTGAACTGCTTGGAGTAGAACTTGGCATTCTCCCGGACTGAGGTGGTTGGACCCCACAGCACAAACATGGAGAGGAAGCCGGCCCGCCGGTGGTCGCCCGTGTCCAAGTCCTTCAAGTGCCGGCGAATGTAGGCCTCCCTCTGCTCCGGGTCATGCGTAAGGGTATAATCATCCATGCCCGCGGCTCCGAAGGCTTGCCTGTGCCCATCCTTAAAGACCGCAACCCACTTGTGCTGTCCGTCCTTGGCCTTGACGAGTCGCATTTGTTAATGTCCGTCAAATGAAACCACGCCTACCTAACAAATGAGCGATGGCGAAACCCAACCCATCATCAGTTGGCATCACTCTCTGGAGGACTACTTCCGCGAAACGGGAGAAAAGGCAAATTGCCTTGCGTGGTGCCATAAGCGGAGCGAAGAACTCTACGCCCACCGCAAGACCTTCATTGACCTCCCCGTCATTGTCCTCTCCGCCGTCACAGGCTTCCTGTCTGTCGGCAGCCAACAAATATTTCAAGGATGGGCCTATACCCCCGTTGTTCTGGGGGTGTCTTCACTGTTCGTGTCCGTCCTCAACACCGTCGGCTCCTACTTTGGCTGGGCCAAACGCCAAGAAGGACACCGCATCTCCTCCATTCAATACAGCAGACTATACCGTTTCCTCTCTGTTGAGTTAGGCCTGCCTCGCGAGGAGCGGCAGACGCCCACTGCCCTGTTAAAGTATGTCCGGGACCAGATTGACCGGCTCCAAGAAATCAGCCCGCTTCTGCCGCCCGTTGTCTTGGACGTCTTCACCTCCAAGTTTGGTAAGGTGGAGGACATTGCGAAACCCGAGGAGGCCAATGGTTTAGAACGCATCACTATTTACCCTGCGGACAATGTAAAGGATGTCCCCACGCCCTCAAATCCGTCCCTTCAAATTGGGTCGCAAATCCGGCTACAGGGCCTACGTGGGCGGGACAGCACTGTCGCGGAAGCCGGTGGAGTTGGAGCGGGCAATCCAGCAAGCGGACGCCCTGCGGAAGGGGGGCAAGGCGGAGGAGGTGAAGGCCTACGCACTGAGTGAAACGGACATGAAGAAGGTCATTCCTACTCTGCGGGTCGTGTCCTACCCCGAGTTGTTAAAGGCCCAGAGCATTGACGAGGTTCTGGACGAAAAGGGCCGCCTGATGCTCCTTTACCTGACGCAGAATGAATCCACCGGCCACTGGGTTTGCCTCCTGAAACTCCGGGACCAGCCCGTTATAGAGTATTTTGACCCGTATGGCGGCTACAAGCCCGATGCCGAGAAGAAGTGGATTTCCAAGGAGAAGCAGGAGCAGTTCGGGCAGGACACGAACCACCTGACCAAGTTGCTCCAGACCAGCCCCTACACAATCAAGTCTAACGCCGTCCCCTTTCAGCAGGAGAAGAACAATATGAATACCTGCGGCCGGCATTGCCTCGTCCGCCTCTATTTGAAGCATCTTGACCTGCCAGCCTATACCCAACTCGTTAAGGATGCGTGTGTGGACGGCATGACCCCCGACGACTTTGTAAGTGGGTTCAGTTTCAACCTCATCGGTAAGTGAGCATAGCGAACGTGGTCGGTAAGTAAGGCGAAAGAAAACCCCCGCTTCTTACAAATGTCGTTCACGCAGCGTGTTATGTCGGGAGCATCGGCAGATGGTGAGTATGTCTACTATAACGCCACCATCATCAACAATACGGTGGCGACTACGCAGGCGACGGATGACCCGACAGTGTATTTCCAGGACACGCGGCAATACCCGCTCATCAAGGACACGAGCCAGTATGTAGTCAGCGTAGACAACTTCAGTATTAACGGTGCCCAGAAGACGCTCCCCATCCTCATTCCGCAGATGATTGGTCCCCAGCAGACGGGAGTTGTCCTTACCTCTGCGATTGCGAGTGGCGGAGGCACGGGCACGGGGACGGGCACGGGCACGGTGGCTGCGACCGTCACCTACACCTTTACCTCCTGGACTGTGGCCCTAACCCTCGGCCAGTCCGTCACGGTCACTGGGTTCAGCAACACGGCATATAACGTGACGGGCACTGTGGTTTCGTCCACGGCCACGACCTTTACAATTGCCAATGCCACGACCTCCATCCTCCAAGGCTCGGCATCCGTCACAGCCGGGTCCCCGGTGGCTGCCTTTCAGAACTATGCGGACATTAACTACTCCATCTACTCCGTGTCGTTTGGCCTTACGGTTGGCACGACGGTTGGTAGTGGCACGAGCACCACGGCCACGACCCAGTCCTTTGTAGCCACCATCCCCCTCACCTGGATTAACGAGAACCAGGCTCCCTTTACGGTCAAGCCGCTCAACGTCTTTCCTCGTCAGCCCGAGGTGAATTATTACTACCTCTACTCCTACTCGCACTGGGTGGACATTATGAACAATGCCCTTACGACAGCGTGGAAGACGGTTATGACCCAGGCCAATCAAATCCAGGGCGTAGGCGGCACCCGATGCCCCTACTTTGAATATGACCAGAACACCGGCCTCTTTTCCCTCGTCCAGGATGCCCTGACCTCGTGGCTTCCCTACGGCCAGCAGCCGACACCTCCTTCCTCGGCGTATTCCGCATCGCAGGGCGTGTCTGACCCGTCCCAGCCGTTCGGCCCTTTCTTCCCGACCAACACCTACTATGGTGCGGGACAGGGCACCGGCACAGGCACGGGCAGCGGCACGGGCACATCGGGAGCCGTAGCCTATTCCTCGGTTCCCTACGGTGCGTCCGAGTTCTCCTTTGTCGGCTACAACTCCAACTTGGAGGGCCTCATCAGCAACTTTGACACCATTTACTTTGGCGGCCAGTCCAAGGTTCTGTCCACCTCGGCCTCGTCGTATTCCTACACGCAATCCTCCACATCGGTCATCACCGCCCCGGCATCGGCCGCGTGGGTTGCGGGCAACGTCACGCCGGTCTACTACCCCGAGAACATTGTGAATGTGGTCCCGCAGGCGAACAGCATCTTTACCATGCCCACCCCCTGGTCCTCCGCATTCACCACCTCCATCTACTACCTCCGCGAAACCGAGGACTTCATCTCCACCGGGTCCCTTTGGTCGCCCATCGCTTCCCTGGTTCTCACCACGACCCAGATTCCCATTCGCCTTGAAGGGAATGCCAACCCCGTCCTACTGGGTGCTTCTAACACGAGTGGAGCCACGGGCCTCAGTGGTGCCAGCCAGAAGGTCCTCCTGGAAACGCCGATTGATGCCGTCACGGCGGACCTGTGGCGTGGCTTCATTCTCTACAAGCCCCTCGTCCCTCTCTTCTCGGCCCTGGACCCGAGCGAGGGTGGCCTGACGAACATTGACCTCCGCCTCGGGTGGCGGAACCGCCTCACCAACGAGGTCATCCCAATCCAAATGTATAATTCAGGCACCGTGTCCTTCCGCCTCCGCTTCGTCAAGAAGTAGTATGTCGTCGTTTAGTCCCAAAAATCTTTCCCGCCGCTCTCATAAATGACGAGTGAGGTGTCCAAGTATTCTGTCTACGACCCCCGTGTCATCCAGACGAAGCCGAAGTATGCCGTGGAGAAGGGTGCCCTCAGCATCACGAACGTGTCCTTCAACGCCCAGACTGCCAACCAGTCTACCCAGCAGTTCAACGTCATTGTCCCGTCCGAGAACGTCTTCATTGACCGTGCCGTGGACTGGATTAGCAGTGGCGTCGTAAGCATCGCCGTGTCCTTTGCGGCTGCCCCGTCGGGCGGTCAGATTATTATGGGACCGGGCGACGTGGCCCTGGCGGCCTTCCCGAGCCACCAGTGCGTCCAGCAGATGACGGCGACCATCAACGACGCGACGGTGACGGTCAACACGGCGGATGTGCTCAACTATGTCCTCCGTCTTCAGGACCTCGCCCAGCACCGTAAGCAGCGGACCTGCCCGACGATGCTTGACCTCTATGCCTACAACCCGCCCAACTCCTACACCCAGGGCGGCCAGCCTCTCTTCGACAATTCCCCGCTCAACGGCTACAGCGTCCGCTACACCAGCGACACGGCCCCGAACGGTGCGTGGGCGGAGTGGTGGTTCTGCGACTCCACGGGTGCCCCCCTCGCGTCCCCGGGTATTCCCGTGGCGGCGACTGGCACCACGGTGGCCTACACGGGCCAGGGCACGGGCACGACCCAGACGGTCTACCTCCGCTGGCAGTCCACGGAGAAACTCCTGCTCCCGCCGTTCATCTTTGGCGATGCCTTTGAACTCTCCACGGGTCTGTTCGGCGTCCAGAACTTCCAGGTTCAGATGAACATGCTCCCTAACCCGAGCCGTGCGGTGCGTCTGTCTTCGTCGCTCGTCGGCAAGACGATGGGAACCACGGGCATCACGGCTGTGGGTCTTCCGCAGTGGGTCACGAGCCTTTCTACCTCGTCCTACCCTCCGTATTCGTTCCAGCCGGCTCTCTCGGTTCAGTTCATGACGCCCGCCCTGGATGTCCCGCTGCCGCCCAAGAGCATCGTGCCCTACATGGAGTTCCCCCGCTACATCACGACGGGTGTGGTGTCTGCCCTGCCGTCTTACATCGGCACAACGAGTTCCATCAGCAAGTCGCTGGTGTCGGGCACGCAGATTTCGTCCAACACGATTACCCTGCCGAACATCCCGGACCTTCTGATGATTTACGTCAAGCCGGCGACCCCGGGTGCGTCCATCTTCAACGTCGGCACGGGCACGACCACGTCGCTCGGCACCGGCACGGGCACGACGGGCTCGGTCCCCTACCAGTCCGTGGTCGGCACGGGCACGGTCAACGCCCCCGCGAGCGGTCTGTGGGACAGCACCATCGGCGACTTTACGCTCCCCATCCAGGGCATCAGCATCAACTTTGACAACTTCTCGGGCCTGCTTGCCAACCACACGCAGTATGAACTCTACAAGATGTCCATCAACAACGGCCTGGACATGGACTTCAATACCTGGTGCGGCGAGGGTCGCACGCCGCAGGGCTCGGCTCAGGGCACGACGGTGACCCCGATGTATGTGTCGCTCGCCGGCGGCCCCCTGGTTCTCCGCCCGGGTCGCGACTTTGCCCTCCAGGCGGGCCAGGCCCCGGGTCTTGTCGGCAACTTTACCCTCCAGTTCCAGTTGACGGTGGGCAACCAGTTCCTCTCGCAGGTCAACGGCCTGAACCTCTACGTCGTCCCGATTTCGTCGGGCTTCTTTGAAACCATCAAGGGGTCTAGCCGCATCATCAAGGGCGTGCTTACGGAGCAGGACATTCTCTCCAGTGCGGCCCACGCCCCGGATGCCGACCTCCAGCGTATGGTGGGTATGGGCGACGGTCGCGAGGATGTTCGTGCGTATAACGACCAGTCGGGGGCGTTCGCCAGGTCGGCCAAGGCGGCCATGAAGACTGGCGTTAAGAGCCGCATGGCTTCTTACATGTAGAGAGTAAATGGAACAAAAGAGCAAGTGGTGGGGTGTAGGGCTGGAAGGCGATGAAGGGGAGCCCCCCTTCAATGGTCCACCGCCGTATAGACCGCCGAAACGGTATGAACAAGAAAAAGCAAAGCATCGTGTGAACAACACAACCAACCCTCGTGTGGGAAGGAGGAAGTCCAAAAAGAGTGTCCGGAAACCTATGGGGTAGACGGGCGGCTTCCGTCTTCCCTTCCACACGAGTTCAAAACTCCGCAGCGTAGGTGCCGAGGCGGCCACTACCAAAACTAATGGTCTTGGCCTTCTCTCGGGCCGCCGCAACGGCTGCTGCCTGGGCCGGAGTCAAGGCCGGTCCTCCCGCCATTTGCTGGGCGGACGGTGCCGGTGCTGGTGCCGGGGCTGCTGCCTTTGGACCCTTTATAACCAAAAACAGGTCAGGCAGGGCATATTCAAAGGACCGAACACCAGCCTCGTCCCCCGTCCAGTCCTGGAGTTTAATGTCGCATACATTCTCGCTGGTTCGTGTTCCTATGTCCGCAATTACATAGTTTGAACTGCCGGGTGCCTTCCGAACAAAAGCCACTACATGCGAGGAATGTAGTTCCACGCCATTCTTCATAACTGCCGGGATTCGGACCATGGCAGGGAGCCCCTCCCTTGCGATTTTGTTTAGGGTATTATTGACCCGCTCGTAATCCAAGTCCTCGTAATCAGCCTTGGCTACATTGACTTTTGACGTGGTATGAGCATCAAAGGTTTCCGTTTCGTATTTGTCTTTAAGCAGGTCCGAAACATCCCCCATTGAAGCGAGCCGGTCAGGAGGAAATGGCCACGGCGGGGCCAGAGGGGCATATTGCCGCAGCATCTCGTAAGTCGCGTGGACGCAGCCATTAGGTCGCACCTTGACTTGCCGGAGTGCCGTGCTGACCTTTGCCTCCATACCGCCCGTCAGGCCCCCGGACCGCCATTTGTGGGGGAGCATATAATTACTAATCAGAAGTTCCTTCCGGTCCTTTGCCCCAATCGGTGAGGTTTCGGAATGATGCCCCTTGACCACATAGGGGTAGAGTTTGAACCCAGCAAAGGCCTTGCGAATAAGCGGGGAGTCATTGATGGTAATGAGGAAGTCGCCCTTCAAGTTCTGAAGAACGCGGGCTAGTTCGTCAAAGTCAAAGGACTCGGAGCCGGCTGCGTAATCCACGCCCTTACTCATTTCGTAGGGCGGGTCCAAGAAGAAGAAGGTCTTGGCCGAGTCGTGGGCCTTGATGACCTTTCGGTAATCCTGGTTCAGAATGGTTGCGTGCTCTAGCCGCTTCTTGTAATCCTGAATGTGATTGGTCTTTTGGGCTGGGTTAGAGGACTTGGCAATGTCCGATGCGTCCATAACATACTTGCCTCCGAATCCATTACAGCGTCGGATGATGCTTTCGGTAATTTGTCCGGCTGTGCTCTTGGGGTGGGAGGACAGCAGTCGCCTTTGGGCCGCGAGTGTCTTGGCGGAGGGGTAGGCAGAGGAGTCGGTTGGGGCATCCAGCACCCGCCTATAATCCGCCACCAACTTTGAATCCAGGTCATTTACTACTTCCTTGTCGGAAGGAGTTTTACCGAAGAACACCGCCCCGCCACCAAAGAACGGCTCAACATACACCTGGTGCGTCGGGAAGACCTTTTCAAGCATCTTCACTTGCTTCCTCTTGGACCCTATGCGGCAGAACAGCGGCTTCATTAGTAAGACCAGGGATTATTCCATCAGGCTTCCAACCCAATATGGCTTCCACCTTGTCCTCGCCTAGCAGGTGAATACACCGGGCCATGGAGAAGTAGGTGGACTCCTCACGGCCGATGCCTCCCTTGGAGAAGCACAGGGCAAACCAATCGGCCAGCAGGTCCACCAGCATGTCCCACTTGGTAATCCCCAAACGCTTCAACTCCCGCGGGTCTGTCTGATGCGTCCCGTGGACCGAGGGCGGGAGGTTCAGCAACTTGGCATTCGGATTGACCAACTTGGCCTGGGGCAGTTCCTTCTTGATGTGGTCCCACAACTCCTTAGAGTCCGTAATGACGTTCAGAATCCGCAACTCCGGCTTGGACTTCAAATACCTAACCGCATTCTCCACGAAGCCCTTGTCCGGCCGGTCCGTTCCCCGCAGGTGAAGGGTTGTGCCATACGGGTTGAAGTCTTTAAGGATGGCCTTGATGGCATCCCGCATTCTAGGTGTGACCCGCAGGTGGGTCGCAATGTCCGCGACGTCCCACTTCCTCTCTCCCCGTCCGTTGGTCACAATTACATCCCCCGCAATCTTCTCAGTGACCTCAAACCGCATCAGGGGTCCCTCGTGGTCCTTGTCCATTGTGTTCGGCGGGAACCGAACCATCTCCTCCAAGGTCCAACAGGGCGGGACAATCTTGACCCGGTCCTTACCTGTATGAATCATCCGACAGACCTGGTCCTTCCGGATGGTCTTGATGCCTACAACCTCAAACGAGTCGTAGAAGTCAAATTCCCGCATTCCACACCATATAGCATCATCCCAGTCCACGCAGAGGGCGGTATTGAATGTCCTACAATAGGCAAAGCAGTGGGCCAGCACCTGGAGGCGGTCGCACCATCCTTCTATTCCCTTAAATACAACGACAGGCATATTCTTACTCCATAGGCAGTTTTTATACCTAACTCTTTTACGCTACTCACGGGTAGGCATAATAGACATAGGCCACTCCGCTGCCTCCCGGCTGGCCGTTAATGGGGGCCAACGAATACCCGCCACCGCCACCGCCGCCCGTATTGGCTGTCCCTGCCACCGCCGCAACCGTAGTAGAGGCTCCCTTCCCGGCACCAAAACCACCGGTTCCTCCCGTGGATGCTCCCGCCCCGCCGCCGCCGCCCGGGCAGTTCAGGGTAAGGGCCGGCAGCACCAGCGTGCCACCCGACCCACCGTTGCCGCCCTTGTTCACAGCCGTGCTGTTGATTCCCGCAGACCCATACCCGCCGCCACCCGCACCGCTCTTGCCACTGGACGACGTGCCGCCCGCATAGCCTTCGCCGGGAACTCCGGTCCCGGGGGTTGTAGTGGGACTTGCTCCGCCGCCTGACGCACCATTGCCCGCGGTAGATGTATAAGACCCAGCACCGCCACCCTTGGCAACAAGGGACAGCGTGGAGCAAGTCGTGTCGCCTCCATTGGCCCCAGATGACCCACCGGCTCCCACTGTTATAGAGTAGGTGCCCGCGGTTAGGGCAAAGGCATCAGCAACAACACCACCCGCCCCGCCGCCACCACAGAAGCCGGACAGACCCGTCACATACCCGCCACTCCCTCCGCCGCCAACGAGAGCAAACCCTACCACGGATGCTCCACTCAGAATTGTGAATGTGCCCGACGAAAGGAATGTATGAAGTTTGTAGCCGCCCGACACGACAACCGAATCACCGCCCGTGGCATTAAGCGTGGTAGGGGGGAGAGGGGAATACGGGTAAGTAATGATGACGACACCGGAGCCGCCAGCACCACCATTGTCATTCGCTCCGCCACCCGCACCGCCGCCACCGCCGCCGGTATTAGAGGCGGCAGCACTACCGTCATTGCTGTTGTTTCCTCCTGCTCCACCGCCACCAATACCTCCCGTCCCTCCTATTGTGTCTGACCCGCCGCCGCCACCGCCGGAAACGGTATAGACCGCACCGCCGATGGTATATGTTTGTCCCTGGCCTCCATAGGCGGCGATTCCAGCCGTTCCCACTCCTCCCATACCGCCACCACCACCACCCGATGCTGGTGGTCCGCTTACTCCATTCCCTCCACTGAACCCTAGCGAACCTCCAGCACCTGACCCCAAATAATACCCTCCACCGCCACACCCGCCTGAATTTCCGTTGATGGACCTCCATGCTCCGCCGGCACCACCACCCCTAGACGTCACCGAATTGAATACCGAATCACCACCATTGGTTCCGGCAGTCCCAGTAGTGTCCCCTGCGGCTCCTCCACCACCAATCGTCACGCTATATGCCCCCGCATTCAGGGAAGCGGTTGAAAGGGTGG